CACAGACGGACTCAGTGCAAGTCTGTCCTCCTCGATTATGAAGGAATTACTCGGGAATCTCTACTTTGAGAATCCGGGTCTTTACAACATGATGTTGAGCGTTCTCGCTCCTCACGTCGTATCGTATCCTAAGGTCGCGGGGGTTAAGCTTCCTGATGTTCTTCAACGGAACGGGCAACTAATGGGATCTGTCCTTTCTTTCCCTGTTCTCTGTCTTGCCAACCTCGGCCTCTACCTTACCGTCCGTAGGAGGACCCATCAATGGGCTCCTTATCGGAACTTGCTTGGTTCGGTTTTGGTCAATGGGGACGACATGCTCTACATTGGTTCTAGAGCTGAGTGGGATACTCATATTCAACTCGGTTCGAGGATCGGACTCGCGATGAGCGTCGGAAAGGCCTATTATCATTCTTCTTATGCGAATGTCAATAGTACGTCTATTACGATGAATCTGCGGGTGCCAGACTCCACGCCAAAGGAAATCAAATTCCTTAACGTTGGTCTCATGGTAGGTAGACATAAGGTCCTGGGGAAGGTCGGGTCGGATGATGATGAAGTCAAAGCTTCTCCTTTAGTCTCGGTGATCGATGAGGTCGTCAAAGGTAGTCTACCTGGTAAACAGGCGGACATCCTAAGACTATACCTCTCCAATCACGAGGAAGAGATTAAGAGAGAAGCTGGATCTCTGAATTTGTTCGTCCCGCGGGTGCTAGGCGGTCTAGGAGTCTCTTTGGTTCCTGGGTTTGAAGTCTACACGACCCCTTATCAAGAGCGGCTTGCCGTTCTACTTAAGGAGAAGCAGAGAATTGTCCCCCTTATCCTTCCGCTAAATAGCGGCCAGATCATCGTCTCCTCTCCGTCAGAGAGGAAAGTAGACCCCTTCCAACTCGCTGTTGATGTTGAAACACAACAGTTTGAGAGGAAGGATCGTCTTGCACTTCCGAAAATTCGGAAACAGATGCTCTGGCCCCTTTGGGCCGAAGTTAAGGAACTAGAGGTCTCGATGGAACAAAGATCGGACTTCTGGGAAGGGAAATAGCAACCTCACCACGACCAGCTCATGTCGTTAAACCGAGCTGATCGGGAAAAGGAAGAGAAACCCTTTTCAAGTGGGTCTTGTTGGCAGGTATTTCACCTGTGCCCAAAACGTTGGAAGATTGTCCTCTGATCAAGGATTAACCTAGTTCTAGGCAAACTGGGGTCTACAATCGACTGTAAACACTTACGTGCTAAACAAAATGCCGAGAGACCGCACGGAGCAGCTCCACCCCAAAGCAACTGGGGGGTTTCCGCGTAACCTGATGTGCGTTACTGCGAAGAGGGATAGGTAAGCTAAGCTATCCACGGGAACCAGGAGTCCGACAAGATGAACGGTCCTTCTCCCTTACAAGGGTTGGAACCATCTACAAATTGTATAGACATGCCTAAATCAAAGACCTCTCAAAAGA